CGACGTCCCATATTACCGCAACATAATGCAAATCCAATTCATTGGATAAGGCACAAGCAACCACATCAAAGAAGGGTGCGGCCAAGCCGATGAATTGGAGATACAATATGTTGCGGCAATATCCTTGCCCATAACAGGCTTATGAATGCCCAGTATGCGATGCTACGGGTAGCAAAGCATACTGGGAATTCATAAGTCATGCTCGGCCATAAAGGCCAAGCGTGCGTCAGTAAGGTGGTCACCGACGCGAGAGGAGCGGATGATGCCAGCCAAGGAGGCAACATCACCCTGACAGAGCTGATAATGGTGGTCGTAGTATGTGGCAACGTCAAACTCGGTCGGGAAGTTCGTGAACTGACCCGGCACGTAGAATTTGAACTCACTCTTAGTGTTAATACGGCGTCCGACCCCTGTTGCCTCACCCAGCATCTTGCCAAGTGAACACATAAGAGGGTCAATCTTTCCATACTCACACATGGTGTCTGCGATGCTGCGCAACCAAGCAACCCTGTTGCTCGCGTTTCTAGCCTTTATATCCCAGCAGATTTTGCTGAGGATACGCCCCACCTTGGGCATAAGCACATAAGAAGTGCCACATGGGAAGAAACGTCCACTGCAGAATTCAACATCTAGAGGATCACTAGTTAGCTTAGCATCGATTTCCATGCCAAAGCGTGCATATGCCGCAACAATTGCGTCAAGTCCTCCTAGACGGCGTATCTCGCCAGTGGTGGTGATAGTAACACTATCATCGCCGCAGATAATACTTATCCATCTGCGACCAAACCCGTGTATAGAGTACTTCATAGCAGCATTCACGGCGGTGTCGCCAAGTGATGTGTCTGGAGAACCAGACTGCATAGTGTACGGTACACGGTATTTTGTGCCTAAATTTGTCGTGCCACGACTAACTTTACGCTTAAGAAGGTGCGCCACAATACGCGGCAAGTGTCCCTTATAAAGGCGATGAAGAAAGTAAAAAGGACCTTTGAGGAGATGTAGGTCAAATCGACTTTGGTCATCTTCTAGGAACACGATCTCCTCGTCAACATCCAGCGTACTGGTAACGAGTTCAATACTGTCCCTAAAAGAATTGCCGACTTGTTCCGCATTCATCCCACAGGTGTACACGATTTGATTTCCATTACGGAAAGAAGCAGGAGTCCAATCAGGCATCATGCTATTCCTAAATCTCTTGACCCACGGTCGAATATAGGGGCCGACCCTAGCACTAAGCTCGGGTGGGCAACCTTGAATAAAACGTGGGTCTTTAAATATAGGATTAGCAGTGTCTTTAACTGCAATTTCTTTCTTAATGAAAGATGAAGCAATATTGGTGGGTTGATCAGCCCCATCTCTTGCAATTTGTAGGAGTAGGTCTCTCCTAGCAGGTTCGAACGAAGAAGCCCACAGTTCGTACTCTAAGGGCTCATATTGAAAAGGCAATTGCAGTCCTTTAAAAATATTTAATATATTGGGTGTAATATCACACCAACGGTGGTAAATAGCAGCTGTGGTATCCGGGTCAATGTGTGCAGGTAAAAATTTTCCAACCCTACCACATATCGAGATTTTCTCGTTATGGTGGCAGGACCTAAATGTAGTACCAACAAACCCCTGAATGCCCCAGCTGCCAGTTGAACCGTGAGTGACCTCACACACAGCTTCCCCATATTTTACAATAAATTCCGGCTGCGTAATGGCAGGCCTGATATCATATTCATCTAAACAAATACTCTCTATTATACATTGGTTAAAGTCATGGGAGCGATATGGAGTAGCAAGTCGTAAAGCACCGGCAACGACAATCATAGTGAGTCGCACGGCAATCATAGGGTCGACAAAAGCGGCTTTATCTACAATTGTCGCAACGACGTCTTTCTCATCACTGTGATCGGAGCAAGCAATGGGCTGACGCGCAGCTGCCGCAAGGGTTTTTATCCTCCAAAGCGCAGCAAATGCAACGACAGCCACACCCATGTTCCAAACACAGTGAGCAAGAATGCCACGCTTATAACTCAAGGTGCCACACAAACCATGCAACAGAGTACGTAATGTACGAGTAGTGACAGAATCACCAGCGCCACGCGTAGAAGACTCTTACAGGCCAAAAAGAGCTCCGAAAGCAAAATCAATGATAAGACCAGTGCGGCGATCAACATTCCTCCCGATCTTATACAAACCCAACGTAACAGCTCGTTTTGCACCTTCTTCAAGAAATGGCGCAACGCAAGTTGAATAGAGACTAAGCTTGGCCAAACGTGCATACGTCATGGGTACGCCAGCGGCTTTAGCAGTTTCTTGCATATAGACAGCCATGCGTCTCTGCACTTCAATGCCATCCTCGGCGTATCTATCAGGGTCCTTAAAAAGATCAGAGAAATCAAGAGTAGGGATAGTAAGAAAACTATTTACAATGGTGCGAAGATGAGGTAAATTGGTGAAAAGAGCAAGCGCCCGTCCACGAAAATTGATGCGTGAAAAGAAATATAACATGGGCCGAAGAAAGCGTACCCAAAAGCGAGAGGCAAGAGCAGTTGGGAAGTAACGCAGAAAAAACGCAACACTACACGTTGCCATGAAAGCAAGCATGCTCTCATAAGCACTAAGCTTGACAACAGAATAGGGGACCAAAGCCTCCATGTACTTCAATCGAGCAGTGTCGCCGCCCAACCAATGCCAAGGAAGTCTACTTTGTCTTATCCATTGAAGGATGCGGACAAAGACAGACCCGTCGGCAGTGGACCAGCGACGTTCGTTGGCTG